ATTAACTGTAGCAGATCTAAAATAAGTTTTGACAGTGTGTGTCAAATGCTAATAGGTGAACAGCAAAGATACAACTTTGAGCAAGACTTTTTTGTCATTGGTCTGCCACCATTAGAAAGAATTACTATATTTGACGATTACAAAGACACAGCGTTGGTAAGTTCCGTATTTGATACAAAAACCTGGTAGGCACAACCCAGTAATGTTGAAAGTCATCATGGATTGGTAAATTTGCAGTACAAGGAACTTGATCGATTGTCGGTGTTGATCAGTGATCGTAGTTGGATTGAAACTCAGGTGCTACGACAAATATTTTTAATAACTCAGTGGTTGGATTCTTGCGACGCTAACTACATTATTGTAAATCTCAGTAAAAATTTAGATCCAAACAATCACTGGGGACCAAGCCAATACATACTAGATTATTGTGTAAATCACAACAGATGTAAATTGTTTGATGGCTCCATGTATGATGTCAACTTAAATATCAATCGGCCGGCAGACTATGACAATTTTGGTTGGCACGGGCACCACGGACCTGCTGGCAACCGACATTTTTTTGAAACAAGCGTAAAGGACAAACTTTGTTAAAAGAATACGGACTTGATGTCCAACGACTATTTCTAGAAATGATGTTGGAGGACGCACAGAGTTATGTGCGTGTTCAAAACATCTACAACCCGCAGAACTTTGACAAGAGTTTGAGACCTGCGGCTGAGTTTATTAAAGAACACTCAGACAAACACAAGACCCTGCCGGAACGTACACAGATTTCTGCAACCACTGGCGTTAAATTAGCAGCCGTGCCGGATTTAAACGAAGGGCACTTTGATTGGTTCATGGGCGAGTTTGAAGCATTTACTCGACGTCAAGAACTAGAACGTGCTATCTTAAAAGCCGCAGACTTACTGGAAAAAGGCGAGTATGATCCAGTTGAAAAACTCATCAAAGATGCAGTACAGATATCACTTACCAAGGACATGGGCACAGACTACTTTGCTGATCCTAAGAGTCGTATTGAGAAGTACTTCAACTCGGGTGGACAAGTAAGCACAGGTTGGCCACAACTGGATAGATTGTTGTATGGTGGATTCTCAAGAGGCGAACTCAACATCTTTGCAGGTGGATCCGGATCAGGCAAATCACTTGTGATGATGAACATTGCTCTAAACTGGCTACAGCAAGGACTTAGTGGTGTGTATATTACACTAGAACTTTCAGAAGAACTTACGTCATTGCGTACTGATGCTATGTTGACCAATATGTCAACAAAAGATATCCGCAAGGACATAGACACCACTGAACTTAAGGTCAAGCTGGTATCCAAGAAGTCAGGCAACTATCAAGTGAAAGGCTTGCCAGCACAAAGCAATATCAACGACATCCGTGCTTATTTGAAAGAGTATCAAATTCAAACAGGCAAGCGGGTAGACTTTGTGATGATTGACTATTTAGACTTGCTGATGCCTGGGAGTGCAAAGGTCAGCCCCAATGACTTGTTTGTGAAAGACAAGTATGTTTCAGAAGAACAGGTGGTATCTCTAAAATTAACACAGCAGATAATGTGTTTGGTATCTTTACAAGTCGTGCAATGAAAGAGCGTGGCAAGTATCAGATCCAGTGTATGAAGTCTCGAAGCTCGACCGGCGTTGGTCAAAAGATTGATTTGGAGTACAACATTGAAACCATGCGCATTACTGATGAAGGTGGAGACGAGGGAACAGGATACAACAAACCACAAAGTTCCATTATGGATTCAATCAAGGCCCGCAGCCAGGTCAAGGCTGCTGACGCCCCAGAAGAAAGCTCGCCATCAAAATGGGACCGACCCACAGGAACCCCTGCATGGGAGCAGGGGCCTAAAGTAACAGCAGATGTTCAAAGTTCAAAACTAAAACAACTGCTGGGACAGATCAAAAGTAATTAAGCGTTTACCGCTTTGATCACAACAAAGTTTAGTACTATGGCTTCAGACAGGGGACCAGCTGAAAAATTGGTTATACTAATTCTACAACTGCCTGCGGCAATTGCATCAACGTGAGTGTTGTAGGCGCCAGCTGTGGCACCTGAACTGATAGCAGTAACAACCACATCAGTGGCTGCAATAGTGCTGTTGGTAAAAGTAAAACTCACTTCAGCCGCTGCCGACAACGCAGCATTGTTCATGGTGATTTGTCCACAGCGTTTGTTGAGTGTTACACCAGTTGATTTACTGGTGGCCTGTGTGACAGTGCACTAATGCCTTGAATGCCTACAATGCCCAAAGTCACAGCAGCCGGCAATGTAACAGTGTAAGCTGTATTGGTGATGTTGATGGCCAGCTGTACTATACCAGCACTGCCGCTGGTGGGAAAATTGCTAAAGTTTAAACTGATACTGCCAGTTGTGCTGACGTATTGATATTGTCCTGCAGAATAGTCCACGCTGACTGAGCCAGAAGTTGTGGTAATTGGCACATAGGTATAGCTGACATCTTGCAATTTTACAGCATAAATGAGATTGTCATTCATGTTGTTGTCAAGTGTAGCACCAGTTAGTGCAGATTTAAAAACTGCGTTGGTTTGCAGTGCAGTTATTTCGTCTGCTGCATATTGAAAATTAGTGCTAGTGTTTGTGAAATTGTCCCGAAACCCTTGTGTGTTGTTGGGAACGCCGGCTACTGGATAGTTTCCGTCGATGTTGTTAGGGTTGATTTGACTGGTCATTGCGAATCCTTGATTGTTATAGATATTTATTGCTAACCAGATTTCGCTAAATAATCCAAAGGTCCCCGAGCAAATGCAAAAGAAAACTCGTAGCTTGTTAGAAGAATTGGATTCCATGTATGTGGAACGCGATCGTCGTCTAATAATTGAAAATAGAGCCAACAATGTGATAGAATCTGCTATTCGTTTGCTAGAGCAAATTGAAACAGAATACACTGCTGATCAGGCTGAAAATCTCACTAGAAAATTGCTCAATGCCATACGTCTTAAAGATTCCACAAAGTTTGCTAGATCTGTAAGGAGAACTCATGCAGATATATGAAATTACCAATGGCCGCCGCATGCAAGAAGTTTTTGCTCCTGGCGGCGCCGGTTCACAGGCAGGTTCATTCTTGGGAGGCGTGGGGCAAAATCTAGCCAAAGCCATGATCCCTGCAGGTGGTAATACAGACGCCGCGCCTGGCGCCAGCGTTGTTCCAGGACAAGCAAGCGGCGCAGCCGCGGCTGCTTCGGCACCTGCTGCAACAGGCCAAAAATCCCATAACTGGTCGAGCTGGAGTTCAAAGCATCAAGGACATTCAGCCAATTGAAATGCAACGAGCATTAATCAGTTTGGTAAACGGTAATCTTCAAAGAATGAGCGGTCGTTCAGTCAGCGACTATAAAAATGCTGCCAGTTTGGTGGACAAAGATGCCAATCAAGGTCAGTTGCGAAACATGGTCGGAGACATGAGTGCCACCATTGACAAAGCCATTGACGCACTGTTGATAACTGAACCCACTAGAGTCAATGCAAAAAAATTGGCTGACTTGTGGAATTCCATTGCTAAAATGAGCTATGGCATTGCCAACGAAGTTGAATTCAATCCAGTATCTGGCGCAGCCAGCACAAATAAAAATGCAGCTGAACCGCAGTTGGCACAGGCAGCGCAACGAGCTGGCCTCACAGCGCAACAACTAGGAATTACTGCCAAGGTTCCACAGCAACGTGATCCAGCACTAAACAAGGTGCTGGCCAGTATGGGCCTGTTGCAAGGTGCCCCACAACAACAACAAATGGCCGTGGCCGAGGCAAAAAAATGAGACTATTAGAAGGCGGCAATGTATTCAAAGATGCTGATGGTAAACCACTTACTGGGCGTATCAACCAAAGCGATGTAGCAGCCACAGTACAATGGCTAGAAACACTCACAGGATTAGAATTCCCACGCGAGCGTTGGCTGGGATCAACCGGACGTAAACCTACATCAGGCGACATGGACATGGCAGTGGATGCCAGCGAAATATCCAAAGAACAATTGGCAGCAAAACTAACACAATGGGCAACCAGTCACGGTGAAGACCCTAAAGCCTGGGTAAAGAAAAGCGGCGAAGTACACTTACGTACACCTATTAATGGTCGTCCAGAAAATGGTTATGTGCAAACAGACTTCATGTTCTTTCCCAATCTGGACTGGGGACAGTTTTACTATGGTGGTGCAGATGATTCGGCCTACAAAGGCATGAATCGCAATGTGTTGATGAGTTCAATTGCCAAACAACAGGGACTCAAAGTGGGTGCTAATGGCATGTTCAGTCGCACCACAAACCAACTGGTAGATGGTGGCATGGATCCTGACTACGTGGCCAAAACACTGCTAGGACCCAAGGCCACTAGAGCAAATCTCAAGAACGTGGAAAGCATTTATGCTGCTCTGGCCGGAGACAAAAACCGAGATGCCAAGCTGGCAGACTTCCGTGAATACCTGGGCCGTGAAGGCCTACAAGAGCCAGGTGCTGTGAATGAAAACACTGAAGTGAATTTTCTAGCCAAGTTGCGCGACAGAATTGTAAATCAAGGCATGACACCATTGATTGAAACAGAAACAGCCAACCCATATCAAATTTATGAAGCTGAAGAACCAGGCGTGGGTGGCCGGGCCAAAGGCATCGAACACCTGGAAGATCTTGTGTTTCGCAAAGGTTCACGCGGCGTGGATGAAGCACTGGCCATTATCCAGCATG